ACCCTAATATAGGCTTAAGTAAAAGTGAATTAGGGTCAATAATAGTCAACCCTATCGGTAGCTTTCCGTGTGCAGAACATTTTCCGCACTTGTATTTTTTAGATAAACGACTCATTATTCTCCTCAATTCTACCTTTATCAACGTCCCAGATAAATTCAGCTTCTCTACCACCTAAATCCCCGTCTCTGTATTTTTGGAACGCTATTTCTCTTAATTTTGGCTCACCCTCTACCATACACATAGATACTGCTACATCAGAAGCACGTATTAATGCATCACCAAATGCTACTTGACTCGCAGTTGGTTGTGTATACATATTAGCTGCATCTCGAGTTGCTTGTGTAGAAGCTATTACAGTTGTGTTTGTAGATAGTGCCATTGTTTTTAAACCATAAAATAGTGAGTGTGACTGTTCCCATGCTGCTTTATTAGAGTCATGAGTAGATACTAAGTAAACACCATCAATTATTAACACTTGCGGCTTGTATTTTCGCACTAAGTTAGTAATACTTGGTAATGATATACTATCTTCCCCGCTTATGTGGTCACACACTAACAAGTTTTTAAAATTAGTCTTCTGTAAAAACTCTTTATATTTTTCTTCGTCAATTTTATATCCAGTCCTTAGTGCTGTATGAGAAAGTTCATATCCTGTTGAATGTGCTAACAACACATCCATCCGCAATGCTATTGATGAAGTAGGCATTTCAGTAGATACTAACAGGGTTTTGTGCCCACTAAGTATTGCATCTGCTGCTAACTTACAACACAACCATGTCTTACCCACAGTTGGACGTGCATACGCTGTAATTAAGTCACCTTTTTGCCAACCCACACCTGTAGCGTTAACCATTCTAAAAGGTGTTCTTATACCAATTAAATCATCTCCCATCTTTCGTATGCTACTTCTTTTTTGCCACTCTTCATATCTATCAATACCACCTGTATCATACTGATTAACGTCTGCATCATGTAATATTTCTACATCATTCAAGCTATCCATTATTGTACCCAGAGCTTTTTTAGGGTTTTCTCTAAGTAATGTCTTATTATTAGCAAACGCATTTACAATATGTCTAAACATAACCTGCTTACTAAACTCACTTAGTGCATAATTAAAATTAATTGACTGTGCTTCTGGTTTTAACGTGTTGAATTTTTCTAACAGTAATTCTGTCTTTGGAAACTCTTTGTATTCGTCAATATGCTCTTGAATAAACAAATATGCGTCTGCATGTTCTACAAAGTCTTTACCACTGTAGGTGAATTGCTTATAATTACCAGCATCACACAATCCGAAGATGATGCCTGATTCTATAAAATTGTAATTTTCCAATATTATTTCTCTTCGTTTAACTTATTCCGTAAAGATTTCTTTACTTTGTATATCGAGTAGTTTACCACAGTTTCTTTACCATTGACATGTTTTGTTTTGGATAGTTCTTTTAAGTTCTCTTCAATGGTCTTCATAGTCTTGTTCATAAACTTGTCTTTTAAGAACTGTTTCTCCCCTTCATCAAGCCCTAGTGACTCTAAATAGTCTATAAATTCTACTTCATCTAAGTTTTCATCTAGCTGTTTTACAAAGTCACTTAATTTATAACTACCTTCACCAGCGTCATCACTTGTAGTAGCATCTAAACTTTGTCCATGTATTTTTTTACTTGCTTGCACCCATAAAGTTTTTAGTCTGTTTACCATAGCCGTGTGTAAATATGTATGAAAGATAGCGTTTCTGTTTGGTTTATACAATTTCGCTGCTTTCAAAACTATCATGCGTAATTCTTGAGCTAAATCATCGCGGTCATGCCCCTGTATATAAATATTAGATAACATCCTATTTATTTTAGGCTCCCATTGTAGTATTAAATCGTTGTCTATTTTCATTCTGCGTTATTTTTTCTATATTTTTGATAGCACTCTGTAGTGCAATAAACATTTTTTAATTTTAACTTTGCCCCCTGTAGTACACGTTTTCTACTTCTATAAAAAACTGTTCTACACCATGTGCACTTTAGCTTTATTCGATTCCAAACAAAAGCACATGCACCCACATGAACTTTACCTCGACTTTTTTCCCCTTTCATGATTGGGTCATTGCATACTTTACAGTATACCACATTTCTAGCTTTAGGTACGTTTGATTGTAGATTGTTTTTGTCTAAGATTTCTTTTGCATACTGTCTACTTATGCCTACTTGTCTAGCAATCTCAGCTGTAGTCATAAAAGGATTGTTTTTTCGTAGTCTTACAACCTTATTCTTTGGCTTCATTTTTTAGATCGTCTATTTCTTGTCTTAACTTTTTAAGCTCTTGCAATAAAAGGGCTATTAGTGAGTTGTATTTTACTGCATCAGGTCTTCCATCTTCGTCATAAACAACTAATTCAGAGATTATGGGTTCTACTTCTTCAGCAATCAACCCGAAACTTGTTCGATCAGATGATTTATATTTAAAACTTTTAGGATTTAGATCATAAATTTTGCTAGTTTTAGCGTCATTTAAATTTTTTATATCTTTTTTATAGCGTGCTGATGAGCTCTGCTTAACCACTTTACCAGTATCACCGCTTGTTAGAATATGTAAAGCTGTATCATCGCCAGTAGCTGATGGATTAAGAAATAAATCTTTCCATCTAAAATTAGTGCTACCACTGCCTCCCGTAACAGTGCCTAAGTTATAGGTATCGTCTGCAGTAGGCACCCAACTATTATTTACATCCCCTGATAACATGTTACCACCTATTACAAATGGTGGTTGTCCATCTTGGTCTACAGCAAGTCCAGAATAGCTTGTTGAACCATCTTGTTTTCTTGAGCCCCCTATTTGTATAAGTGGGATAATTTTAGCTTTCGCCCCGTCTGATGCAGAATTATGTGAATTAGTTTTTGATCCCCAAATTTTTGCAACAGTTAATCTTTGTTGTGAATACGGGAAAGTATTAGTAGTAGAAGATTCTCTTCCACCTCTACCGTTTCTTAATTCATACGCAACTTCTGTAGAAATTTGAAACGCTGTTGTACTTGCTTCTGGTTCAAAATACAAAATATATCTTTCATCTGCCATACCGTCATTGTCAGTATCATTAGCAGTTATTGAAAAACTTGTAGTATCGCCTGCAGCTATATCATAAGTTTCACCATTATAATATAAAAGACCTTCAGTCCAGTTTGCTGCTATTCCTTTTCCAGCCCCACTTGTGAATCCCGGTGCGATTCTGCCAGTATAATGGGCTACATTACTATATGTAAAAGGTGCAAAACTGCCTGCATAGTCATCATCTACATAATCATCTAAATTATTTATTGATGGTCTGTATGCTGCAATTGTATCTTGAACTGATGAGCCTCTTAATCCTAATGTTTCTATATCTGTATAAGATGTTTCAGCAGTTTCTGTGTATACTAATGATGTGACAACCATTCTACCGCCCTTTGTTAAATCAATATTTTGATGCGGAGCGTCTACTGATACAGTCATACCTGCTCTAAGAGGTACATACATTCTAACATAATCATTAGCAGCTAAATTGCCCGTGTTTAACACAGTGGTAAATGCATCATTAGTTGTTTTAGCAATATATCCATAAGCTGCTGCAACTCCATTTTCGCCTGTAAGTTTTAATATGGAATGTCCCGCTCTAATTCCAAATGCTTGAAGCCCACTAGTAGCCCCCGTGGCATCCATCACTAGCCCACCACTACTAGCATCTGCATCTGTAACTTCATTTATAGTGTATGATCCACTGCTTGTAGTAGTAATTGTGTCACTACCTGTAAGTTGATTTTCAAGAGAAAAATAAGGATAGTTTCTATCTACCTGCATTCTACCTCTTACTTTAGGCATCATAGATTGTTGTATTCTAGCAGCAACTGCTTCTCTAATATTATGATAGTTGTCTTCCATACCAAAGTCCATGTTAATAACAATCTTTTCTTCTTTAACTGCTTGCGGTCTGAACGGGTCTACATCCTCAGTGCCTGTACTATCTGTTAATGTAAAGTAATCATCGTTAGATACTTTATTTAAATACAATTTTTCCCCTGCTGCCACGTCTGAATTAGCTCTTCTAGTGCTAGTTCCAGACAATAAAACAAACCCAGCTTTAGCAACTTCAGCACCCGCACTTGCTTGTACGTTACTTGCATACTGTAAATAACCTATTAAGTTCCCAGAGCTGTCAACCACTCTACTTTCAAAGTCAGTTTCACTGCCAGCATTTAAATTAGGGTCATGCACGCCATGTTTGTCACGTCTGTCACCTGAGTTAGCTGTGCTATCAAGAGGTGCTACTAAGGGTTTAGCTATACTACTACTTTCATAAGCAGTGTTCAAGGCATTGTTTGTGTTTTTAACATTTTTGTAGTTGAATACTTCCATCTCAAGTTGTCTAAGCACGCCTTGTTTATCCCTATATCTAACATTAATTATGTTTACTTGTTCTATATCTAAGTTATCAAAAGATGCTCCCGGTTTCATTAATCTTGTAATACCATTTTCAGAGACTGCTGTGCTATCGTCATGGTTGATTCTAAGCACAGGTGACATTGGTGTAGAGCTTTGTGGTATTCCCGGATAATGACTAGATTGAAAATAGTTAAACATAACGGCTGGTTTGTGTGCTGTAGAAAAACTAGTTTGATTTGGGTCAATATAATATGTATATCCAAATCTGTTACCTACAGTTTCATCAGATAATGCTAATCTAGTAATCCCTTTTAAGACGCTTTGATTAGAAACCCCTAAACTAAAATTATGCGTAATACCATTTGTTTTTTTTGAGTTTTTAGATGGGTCAAATCTGACGGTGCTACCTGAAACAGTTTCTACAGTGGTAGTATTTGCACCTACTCCTAATGTGCTTGTATCGCCAGCATGTTGAAATCGTTGAATATAGGCTTGTATTATTTCAGATACTTTATAAAAACCTGAGCTAGCTTGATTTATGCCCCCATTTGCAACACTTACAACAGAACCATTTGCATCACAGAGTTTAACTACAGCGTCTTCACCTGTAAGTTTGCTTCTACCCATTTCATATAAAGAGTCATATGCCGTAATATCTATTGTATTACCTTCTGCAAGAGCATGTTGTTTTGTGACTCTAGCGATTTTACCACTAAATAACACAGAGTAATTCGCACCATCTACAACTTTTATGGGTGTTTTTTCTATTAATAGACCTTCTAAGTCGCCTACATTATATCTTGATGTTTGTGGAGGATTAGTAAACACAGCTTCTAACATTCTAGCTTCGTATACATTATCAGTGATAGTCATAGCCTGAGCTAATGTAGTTCCCGCAGTAAAATCTTTCACTTCAGTCCACCCAAATATCTTTGCTCCTGTTAAATGTTGAGCTGCAGCACCGCCTATACTACCGACTTTTGCATTTGTATGTTCACCTCTAGCAACAGTGATACTTGTATCTGTTCTACCACTACAAGCAGTAACTTTCATCATCTCGGAATCTATAAGGATGTCCATACCTTGCTCAATCCTGTGCCCAGTAGAGTTACTTTCACCGTTAAATCTATCAGCTCTAATTGTTATATCTGTTCTAGAGTTAGATATACCAGTTCCAGCACCCCCACCACCATCATCTGATGTGTCATTTAATTCACCAATCTGAGTCCAGATATATATTTGTGATTGTTTTCTAGTTAATGGATCTGTCATTATGTACCCGATTTCCTTAATTCGCTAGAAAAGACTAATGTAAACGCAAATCTATCTTCAGTAGCAGGAGCTAAATCAAATCTAGCCTGAGATATAGCACCTCTATATTCTGCAACTGATGTTGATGTTCCATCTGAAATTATTACTTCAATCGGTTGTGTATTCTTATCAAAAAATTTACTTGTTACAAAGTCCTCTAAGTTTTCTTTACTAGGCACTATATAAGTTGAACTGCTGTCTTTAGTTGGACCAGTCACGTTTTCAGTTGAACCCGGAGCTGTTGTGTCTACTAAACCACTAATTGTAATTGTTGGTCTTATGTGCCCAAAGTCTAATAATATAGGTTGTCCACCTTGAGGTAAAGGTGTTTGCACTGGGGTTTTAACATAGTTAACTGAAAAAGCATCAGCCTTCAATGCATACCTTAACGCTGAACCATCTGTTTCTCCACTAAATAATAGTATTGATAATGCGTCTGCCATTCTTTATCTCCCCGCCATTGATCTACCAACGGCTCTATCATAATCATATAAGTTTGTATTACCCGATGCTACAAAGGATGCGGTATCAGAAACAGGGAATGCTAAAGCACGATCATATGTTTCAGCTCTAGCTGGTGGGGCTGGTGCACTATCTCCTGCAGTAAATGATCCCGGAGCTCTCATACCCCCTTCGCCTCCAAATATTCTAGGTGATAAAAACTTCTGGAACCCTAATCCACCTAAAGCACCACCAAGTATTACACCGATAGGAGAACCCGCCGTAGCTAATCCACCTAATATTGCACCTAATGATGCAAATATAGTTGTCATCATAAAGTCAGCTAAGGCAATAATCCCAGCTTCTATTCCAGATGTTTCAAATATGTTTGCAATGCTAAGACCACTAAAAATTAAACTAATAAAACTAACACCTTTTATAAAGCCTGTTAACTTACCTATTGTGCCCTGCATTAATGATCCTACAGTAGATGTTACAACAGTTTTTGCACCTGTTTGTAAAGCTCTAAATATACCTGATCCTAATACAGTCGCCCCTAATCCAGCAATAATGTCAGATAATCTTAGCCTACCATCAGCAGATACACCGTCTTTATCAAATAAACTAAATACTGGTGCACCTATGTTTGCAACTGATTGATAAATTTGAGCTAAGAAACCACCAACATTTTTAATTCCTGTTGCTATTTGGCTTGTTAAGTTAGATATAAAGTTTACATAACCCGGACCTCTGCTACCTATAAATGATAAAACATTTGCAAAAGCAGGCATGAGTGGGGCTAAAGTAATATCAATAAATGCTCCTAACAATTGAAACAGAGCACCAATAGTACCAGTGAATACCTGCGAGTTTTTAAGTAGTGCTGCTATACTAAACTGCACACCTACCAAAGCAGCTAAACTCTTTGTCTGAGTTTGTAACTGTCTTCTTTGGTTGTCTCTAGTTTCTCGTGTGTCTCCTCCAGTGACTCCTAAAGGGTTACCCCCTTGGATAGCAGCAGTTGTAGCTGCATCAGCCATCAATTGAAACCTTATGTCATACTGTTCTGCCATTTATTAATATCCTCTTGGACGTTGTGGATGAGATGAAGCTGCTTGTTGATGCATAGCATTTCTTTCCATTTGCTCGTTTTTAAACGCATGAAAAGATGCATTTGTTGCTAACAACAATGTAACTTCTACATCCGATAAATTTTTTATTTCTGTATATGTTAATCCCATCTCTAGTAGTGTCAACGCGGTTGAAAAGTGTGTAAACAGGATCGATTCCTTTGTTGACACCTTTATCCCTCTTAGAAACCGATCTATCCTTTTTTTACTACATCAACCTCTTTGAAACTAGCGTCAAATGCTGATGGAACTAACTTTTCTAAAGCTGCTCCTAAATCCGCATTGATTGAGTGTAAAAACTCATCTGTAGTTTTACCCCAAGGGGCTTCTACAATTATTGCTTTTAACACCTCTTTTATATAGTTTCCGCTATCAAAAGAAGAATTACCTTCTGTGTCAAACTTCATACAGTTTGCGATCAACTCATTTTTAAGTTGCCATGTCATTGGTTTAACCACCACATCAAACTCATCATCATTTACCTTAACAGTATAAGTCTGATTATCTTTACTTATCTTATACTTTTCTATGTCAAAAGGTTGCTTTGCTGGACTTGACTCTGTTGTCATATATACCTCCTATGTGTATACGTATTCTGAATCCGTTACTATTATTTTTAAGTTTCTACAACTAAACTCTGCACCTACTTGTAGTATAGGCTCACCACTGATTGGGTGTGGAGCCGCTGTTAAGAAAGCACCATTTCCATTTTCACCGTTAGAATCTGGTAATCCTACATCAGCACCACTTGTTTCGTCCCCTGAAGTGTAATCTGCTGGTATTAATATTTGAATACTATCATTAGTACCTCTAGTAAAAGTAAGTTCAATATTAAATCCTTCCATACCACTTCCGTAATTACCTTCCATGAGTAACTGTTTAAAGAACTCTGTTGCTGAATCTCTGCTTATACCCGTAGCGGATGCCGCTGTGTCTGGTAAAGCAAGAGTACAAGATAATCCATAACTTCTTCTTCCCTCTCTGATTTCAGCTGGACCTCTTTGTCTGCCGAATCTAGGAGCAATATAATATCTAGCTTCTTCACCATTTGTAATTCCTAAGTTAAAACTTCTAACTCTAGCAAATTCTTGCCCCATGATTTTAACTTGTCCTTGTGAAAAGTAATATGGTTCAGTAGTAGGTAATGATATGTCATCGCTAGCAATTTTTAACATATCAGTAAATCTTGGCATACCCGCGGCAAAAGAGTCACCACTAAATATACCTGTGTTATTAGCTTCAGACCCCGGATTTACGTTAGGCTGTGATACGTTTTCTTGATTATGGAAAGCATCTAAAAATTGTACACTATCCCAACCAGTCATTAACATACCACCCTCATCTGCAGAAATATTACAAGAACCTACAAAGCCTCCTACATATCTTCTATCAAAATCATTAGCAGCTGTTTCACCACTATCTCTCATATGTACATGCCATGACATTGTATCTAATAAACTTGCCTCATCTATATGATGTTTTACTGTCGCACCGCTACTTACTTCTCTAGCAGCTGCATCGTTTGGATGATCAAACCTAAAAGGTTTTTCTAATCTTGCTACGTTTGTGCTTGGAAATGCGGCGATTCTTTGTATTTCTTGACCCACAGATTTTGCAGTCGTTACTGCTGGGGCTGTGCCAGTAGTGCTAAAACATATATAATCTCCCGCACTATATCCATGACCTGCATCGAATGTTACATAAATATCGCCTTTGCTTACAGCACCATCAATATCTGTGGTTGCAGACTCTACCGCAGACGGTATATCAGATACAGTACCTATTGCCCATCTGAGTGGCTTACCATTCAGTGCTATAAAGCTCGGTAAAGAACCTGTAAATGATTGTGCTCCAACATACATCTTTGTCCAGTCTCTTTTTGAAGCTGTTCCTAAAAAGTATCTTGGTTCAAAAGAAGGAGTCATATCTGGCACTGTAACTGACTCGTATACACCCGGAACTTCGGTAATTATCTTATGAGCTTGTGTAGTGCTGGCAGCAGATATTTCGGTTACAGTAGTATTGTCTACATGGTTGAATGCTAATGGTCTATCAAAGAACATAGTGTTATCATTTGCTGATAAATCAGTACCATGTACTATTCTTCTAACTTCATAGGGAGCCGTTGTAGAGCTAGTAGCATCACTTGTTGATGTACCCGGACCTATTCTAACCATATCTCCAACTACAAATGGACCATTCGCTATACCATCATATTCAACTTGCGATGTTCCTGCAGTTACTGCACCTTTTATATCGCAGTGAGTTGACGTTAAAGTTCCATTATTTAATTCTGGGTCTCCTCCCGGAGCCGCTTCCATTGCATATGTTAATTGTGATTGATCACTTCGAAATACTGCCATTATATTTCCTCCTACGTTTTATTATACTATAAAACCTTACGTTTCTAAAGTAATGGCACTATTAACCAGCTGAACTGATACAGTGCCTGCCCACACATTAGCTTGGGCGTTTGTTTGTTCGTTAAAATCCATAAATTGAATACGTTGAAAGTTAGTTAAACTATGTATTCTTGCGTGACATATCCGTCTAATTTCTCTCATAACATCATACAGACGTTGCCTACTTGTGTTTGTATATATTTCCAATGTAATATTATATATTCTATTACCAAACTTCCTGTTTCCAATAGGTACTTCTTGTAAAGCGGGTCCTGATGGTCTAGCTATAATCTGGTCATTAACATTTAAGTTATATCTCATAGGTTCAGAAGCACCCGTAACTTCTATAAAGCCGGGTTTTTTAGACGTGCCACTAACATTACTAAAAGTCCACTGACCCTCTAAGTCTGTTATAAATTCATTTACTGGTACTGGTTCAGTAGGCATCTAGAATATCTCCACGCGTTTAAGTGACTCTATACCCTCTGCTACCTCAACTTGAAATAGCTGTAATTTTTGTTGTAATGGCACTCTATCCATACCACTTACTGCTAAGTTACCAAAGTCAGAGTTTTTTAGTATTTCTATCGCCGCTAATTTTTTAGTTATTTCAGTGACAAACGGACCTTCACGCACATCTGTTCCTATGTTTCTACCATATAAGTATTTTAATTTTACAGGCATTATAAATTCACCACCACCAAATCTAAAGGTTGGTGTATTGAATCCTCTAAATCTTGCAGGTAAAAAGAAATATCTAGAAAAATGTATCATCCCTGTATCTCGAACTAGAAAGTAATCTTTATCTCTACCCTTGCTTCTTACGTCAAATTCAGAACCGTCCCACACTGCTAGCTCTAATATTTTATAAGGATCTGGTCTATCAGGTTTGAATCCAAATATATTAAAATCGTGTTTTTCATCTGCAACATAATTCATTCTCCAAGACTTTCTAGTTTGGTAGTCTAATTGAGCTTGAGCCCCATGAATATATGTTTCTACAGTAGCTTTAGTCGGAACAGTTGTAGTAGTAAAGTCTGATGTGCCTGTTACATTTGCAAGTTGTAGTAATTCAAATACTTCTTGTGTAGTGCAATATGCTTCTACAGGTCTTTTTCTAATATTTTTAACAGTTGCACCAGTGGTTATACCATTCGGAGCACTTATTCTTATCCAATATGCAGACTGTCCTTCATCGACAGTTGTCTTAGCCCAATCACTTATGACCCTTACTGGAAAGATTTCTACACCGTCTCCTGCAAATCCATAAGCCTCTCCAGAGTATGTACCATCATCATTATCATCTAAATTAAATTCTTGAGTATCGGGAATAAACTCTTTAAAAGTAGACCCGTTGAAATACTCATATTTTAAAGGTGCTGTGTAACTACCGGGTGTATCTATGTCAAACACCGCCATGTCAAATTTAGCATCGTCCCCTAAGTATAAGAAATCATCAGTGCCCTCTATTACTGAAAATGACGTGCCGGTAATAGACCGTGCTTCTAAATCTCTATTGGTAAAAACACCTCCACCAGTATCGATTCTAACATAATCAAATTGTTCGTTTGCCACTGTAGGCATTGGTTAACCCTCCGAGTTTTCCTCCGTTGTTTCTTCAGGCTTTTCTTCTACTTGTTCTTCTGGGGCTTCTACACCAAGTTTACCTCTTAAATAAGCAGCGGCTCCATCTACTTGCTGTATTCTTGCTACTAGCACTTGACGTTGATTACTAAGAGTGTTTAACTGCTGTCTTAATCCTGCAGCCTCATTTTCTAAAGTTTCTAAATCTTTTTTAAGCTCTTCTTGCATTACGCATTTCTCCTTGAACTAATACCTCTTTTCATTGAGGCTCTTCTAATTCTTTTCGGTGGGGGGTCTCCCCACACTGGTCTAACCCCGTTTAAAAAGGGTAGACAATTGTTTACATATAAATAGTGCCCTTCATCTTTTTTGGTTTGCCATGTTTCTTTACATTCTTCTGATGCATCCTCACACGGTTGAACCATTCCGTTGAAACCACTTACATATAGTATATCATCTCCAGTCAAAATGTTCGTATTAAGTATGAAAGATTTACCTCTTCTTAATAAACTTTTTATTTTTCTTTCAACTGTTTTAGTCCTTGCATAGTGTTTCTTGTAAGTTAATACTGGAAACTCTACATAGTCTTCATTTTGCCACCACTTCTTATCCGTCCAGTAATGTTTGTACGTTTTAGTTTCTATTGGCATTAGTACCTCCTAAATCGTATCTTAACTTATCCCAACTCATTTTGCAAGTTCTACTTATATTATACTAATTTTTTTAATATTCTCTTAAAATATCTATTATCAGTTGATTACTATAGCTTAATGCTTTTAGTCTTGCTGCAGCAGCTAACATTTGTGGAAGTTTTTGTATCCAATTACTTTTAATTGTAAAACCTGCAATCCATGTTTGCTCTTCAGTTGTGTAATCATTTGCATCTGTATCGTAAGTAACAGTTGCAGTGGTGTCGGAATGACCTGCAACGTATTTTTTTATGTTTACCAATGCTTTTATTTCGTCAGCAGAATATGTTTTCAATCTTTCTTTAAAAGAAGGTTTATCCCACATACTTACAGCTTCTAAAATTTCGTCTGGCGTATCTTCTGCCTTTCTAGCATCTGTAACTTTATTTAATTGTGTAACTTGGTCATCTGTGTAACCATCTGTTCCGTTCCATGTTGCCATATATTTCTCCTTTATGTTGTACTATTGTTTCCAGCCACTGTTCCGTCACCTGCATCATCATCAATATCGCCATAACTTGTATTGTTGCTTTGTATACTATTACCATAAACCAACACGTCATTACTACCACTATCTATATAAATTGTTGTTCCTGCTGCAGCTAGCGATAGCATTTCAATCATATTTGATGTAGCTAAATTATCATCTTGGTACAAATAAAACCCACCAGTGTCTAATGTAGAGTTTCCGTCACCTTCTACTAATTGATTACTATTTATCATGGATTTTTCATAAATAACGGACCTGCCAACCTCATGGTCTGAAGATGCATCTGTATATCCCGAAGATACGCAATTCATTAAATGAAATTTATCAGTACTACTTACATTTGTTAATGAAGCCCAGTTTGAATCTGATGATAATAAATTGTTAACGTAATA